CGTACGGCTTAACGGTAACTGCAGCAGGTAGTGAAACAAGTGGACAGTCAAGTTCAACTATTACTTATGGAACTCGAGCAGCAACGGCAAACGCATGGAGAGTTATCAGAACGGCTGAGGACCCAGACAACGAAGACATTACAGATACACACTGTAGTGTAGTAGTTGTTCAAAACCTTAACCAAGTTAACTCTGGTGGTTTGACGTCTGCATCATAATAGGAGCAAATAGACTATGGCAATATCACGAGCACAGCTAGTTAAAGAACTAGAACCAGGCCTAAATGCACTATTTGGGCTGGAATACAAACGTTACGATTCAGAGCATGAAGAAATTTATGCGAAGGAGTCTTCTGACAGAGCTTTCGAAGAGGAAGTAATGTTATCTGGATTTGCAAACGCACAAACAAAACCTGAAGGTCAAGGTGTTTCATTTGATGAAGCACAAGAGACTTTCACTGCTAGATACACTCACGAGACAGTGGCTTTAGCTTTCGCTATCACAGAAGAAGCTATGGAGGACAACCTCTATGACAGAATCTCTTCTAGATACACAAAAGCTTTAGCAAGATCTATGGCAAACGCTAAACAAGTGAAAGCGGCATCACCATTAAACAATGGTCTGCCAAGTGGTACTTTCAATACAGGTGATGGAGTTTCGTTAATAAACTCTTCTCACCCAACTATTGCAGGTACTTTCAGCAACACTTTAGCTACTGCAGCGGATCTTAACGAGACATCTTTAGAACAAGCAATGATTGACATTGCTGCGTTTACTGATGAACGTGGTCTTAAAATTGCAGCTAAAGGTATGAAAATGATCATCCCTTCTGCTTTGCAATTTACAGCTGACAGACTTATGAAGTCTCCAGGCAGAGTGGGAACAGCTGATAATGATATCAATGCATTGAAAAACATGGGTATGATTCCTCAAGGTTATAGAGTGAACCATTACTTAACTGACACTGATGCATTTTTCATCATTACTGATGTTCCAAACGGCATGAAATATTTCGATAGAGCACCATTGAAAACTGCAATGGAAGGCGATTTCGATACTGGCAACGTTAGATACAAAGCTAGAGAAAGATACAGCTTCGGTTGTTCTGACCCTAGAGGTATTTACGGATCACCAGGTGCGTAATAAATAATTTAATGTGGCGGCCTTAAAACCGCCACATTTTACTGATAAAATGAAAATTCAATGAAAAAATTCTCAATAAAAATATGGGCTTATGATCACTATGCATCTTTTGATGTAGAAGCTGAAGATAATGCTTCTTCAATTGAAAAGAGTATCCTTGACAAAATTGGAGAAAAAAGTATAAAATGGGAATATCTTGGTAAATCGTATGATGACCGAGTTAACAGAATAACCTATGAGGAGGTTATAGATGGTACAAGACCTCTACAAACAAAAAAGGTCCTTGGAGTTGAAGTGGCAGTTGGAGTATGAGCAAAATGGTAAATATACTCTCAATATGGTCGAAATTGATAATGCAATTAAAAGCACTATTACTGAGATCAAACTCGAAGAATCTAAGATTGCAGATAGAGAAAATGCAATATTTAGTTCTGCCCCTAGCGTTTCTGTGGCTACGTAAATAAACGCCATATCGCTGAAATCGTATATTTCTGTAAGGATCCCTTGCACTCTCCATAAAAATAGTATATAAAAATCACACTAAGATTAATTAAACATAAATTGGTTATTCTTTGCTTAGGAAGAATGACTGGCGCTAGGAGGCGCTGATTATATGACAACACACTTTTCAAACGGAGTAACAAACGTTATAGGTAAATCCGGTGGAACATCTTTATTTAGTGGAATTAAACAACCACTTATTACTGGTGGAACATCACCTCAAGAATTTGCTTATCAAAACGATTTCGTTACATACAATGCAAGTGACTGGCAAACAGTAACATCAACTGGTGGATCTGATTATCAATTAGCAGATTATGCTTTTGGATGGTTAAGACAAGGAGATGCTGCACCAGCAGCTGGAGAAATCCAAGGAGTAGCTGACTATGAGTGTTACCAATATAGTTCTACTAGACAATGGTACTTCGAAGCTAGAATCGCAGTTACTGATGTTAGTGAAGCAAACACTTGGGTTGGATTTGCACAAAATGGTTATGCAGATTCAGATACTTTACCAACTGATGGTATTGGATTCTCTCATTTACAAGATACAACTACAATTCAATTTGTATCTAGAAAAAATGGAGCAGGCGTATCTTTCGATATGGTAGATACAGCTGGCGGAAGTAATTATACTTTTGCAGATTCGAGTATAGCAACACAAAGTGCAACGGTAATGGCAGCACCATCTGCTCCTGTTAGATTGGGATTCTTATTCCAACCAGCAGGTACTGAAAAAAACCAAACAGCAGTTCAATATAAACTGTTCCTAGATGGTAAATGTGTCGGAACACAAGCAGCAACAACTGTTCCTGATGATATAGAGATAGGTCTGAATATGATGATCGCTCACAAAGGAACTACAGCTAACGACCTTTATGTTGACTACGTTCAAACAGTACAACAAAGATAATAAGATTATTCTAGGTTCCTTCGGGAACCTAGATAATTAGGAGATAAAAATTATGTCAATAACATCTAAAGTTAGACAATCTATAGTTCTTACAGCTGATGGCCAGGTACAAAAACTAGTAAATACTGCAAGTACATCAACAGCCACTAATATTACTAAAGCAAACATTATGACTGTGTTTGCTCAATCTGATGATGTAGATGGTGAAATTAAACTTTATATGAAGTAGGAACTAGTAAAACAGCTTCTAAATTAATTTTTCATGGTAAGTTTGGTGCAGCCGCTAATGCAGTTCAAGAGTTTAAATTACCAGGAGCTGGTATTTATGCCGACACTGGAATATATGCTGATCTCACTAACGTAGACTTTTTTTATATAGTCGGAACATTTTAAAGGAGTAGCCAATGGCGAATACTACTTCTTCGGCCTACTCGTTTGATCAGAACTTTTCTATTGATGAAATTATCTCTGATGCATATGAAAGATTAGGCCTTATAGGAACATCCGGACATCAAATGAGATCTGCAAGAAGATCTCTAAATATACTTTTTCAAGAATGGGGTAATAGAGGTGTTCATTTTTGGGAAGTAGGAAATACTAATATAAATTTAATAGTAGGTTCATCAACTAATGTTGATGCGACTGCAGAAGGATCTGGTATTTACACTTTCTATAGAAATTCTACAGATGTACCAGGAGGAGGAGAACCACCTCAAGCAACAACTGTTCCAACAGCAAACGTTTATGGTATTACAGATATTTTAAATGTTTCTTACAGACAAAATTATAATACTACTTCTCAATCAGATACTGGTTTAACTAAAGTAGCTAGAGATGCATATGCTGCAACAGCAAACAAAGCTTCTCTTGGAACACCTTCTCAATATTGGGTACAAAGATTTATAGATAAAGTTACTATCACTATTTATCCTATGCCTAATTCTACAGCAGCGAGTAATTACTTAAATGTTTATTATGTAAAAAGAATTCAAGACGTGGGAGCTTACACTAATGCAAGTGACACTCCCTATAGATTTATACCACCCATGATTTCAGGACTATCCTATTATTTATCTATGAAGTTTTCACCACAAAGAACACAAGAAATGAAATTATTATATGAAGATGAATTAGCAAGAGCACTAGCAGAGGATGGATCACCAGCGAGTACGTACATTACACCGAAAACTTATTATCCAAATATATAATGGCAAGATTTTCAAAAGGTAGAAGAGCATTAGCAATCTCGGACAGATCTGGTGCAGCTTTTCCATACAATGAAATGGTTAAAGAATGGACTGGTGCCTGGGTACATAATTCAGAATTTGAACCTAAACAACCACAATTAGAACCACATCCCGTAGGGGCTGATCCTCAAGCGCTGTTACATGCAAGACCAGCTAGAGTAGAATTTCCAGTTCAAGATATTTTACCAAACAATCCATTTACCACAACAGCAGCATCCAAAGTTTTAAGTGTAGCTTTTCCCGATAATGGTTTAAATGCAGGAACATCTTACGTAAGATTTAGTTCTTTAAAACAACCAGTAGGTGGAGTTGCAATTACAACTTTAGAATTATCAACAACGTTAAATGGAAATTTAACTGATTCTGCTACATCTATTGTATTGACTGATGGATCTGAGTTTCCAACAGCAGGATATATTGTTATAGAAAAAGTTTGGAC